CTTAGACAAATATTTGGTGTCAAAGGGATATTAAAATTTTGGTATCCATATAGAAGTATGTGTATTATGGCATATACGGATATATTGATATAGATGTCATTATTGCATTTCAATGTATAAGACAAGATAGTTTCTCAATTATGTATACTCCTTTTATTAGTTGTTCAACATTAGTTGTTTCAGCCGTTGTATAAATTTAACCATGTGAGTATAACATATCGTGTGATTTCAAAAATCACTACGTTTTACAATTTTTAAAATCTCTTAGCATATTCAGCTTATCAGAAAAACTTCTCAAAATCTAAGCGGAATTGTTAAAATACTTTTAAAGATTAAAACAGTCTTTTTGTCGGTTTTTTTCTGTAACCTCCTTTCTGAATATTGAAAGAAAAACCGATTATATCAAGGTATTTATCACATTAAAGTGATTTATATATATTGTGCGATTGAAAATATTGATTGGGATTATTGAATATAACGCTATGGGATATTCGATAATAACAGGAAAGGAAATTTATTATGGAAGATAACAAAAACAAAACAAATACAGATACACAGAATGTAGATTCCAAAGGTGGAGATGGAACAGATACAAATACTGATACTACCGATACTAAGGATGATACACAAGAAACGATTACTATGTCTAAGGTGGATTATAATAAAGCTATTCAGAGTGCCGAAGATAAAGTAAGAGGAAAAATGGCAAAAGAGATTCGTGATCTGCAAGCAAAGATTAAAGAATTAAGCCCAGTTGAAAAAACACAAGCTGAAATTGATGTAGAAAATCGTCTTGCAGCTTTAGAAGCGTCTGAAAAGGCAGTTGCCGAAAGAGAACGCAAGATTGCCATACAGGAGAAATTGTCAGATAGTGGACTTGACAAGGCATTAGCTGATTACATTAAGGATGATGCGGATGTGGATAAATTATCGGCTTTTGTAGATGGAATTGTAAAATCAAGAATGAAAGCAAACGGATATGTTCCAAGCGACCATAGTTCTGATGATAAGGTTACACCAGAGGAATTTAAGAAGTGGAGTTATTCCAAGAAAGAAAAGTTTGCACAGGAACATCCAGAAAGTTATAAGAGACTGATGGGTAAAAAGTAAATATTGCTTATAAGACAGCCTGAACCTGAAATACGGATCAGGCTTATATTTTGTGAAAATTTAAAGAAAGAAGGTATATATTATGGCTAATACGTTAGTTATTCCAGAACTGTTTTCTGAAGCCGTAAATTCCAAGATGGAAGTATCTCTCCGTGTTGGCAGGCTTGCTACTGATATGACAGATTTGGCAGAAGATATTAGAACTTGTGGCGATACAATCCATTTCCCTACATTTGATAGAATTTCAGATGCAGCTACGGTTGTAAAGGGTACTCCCCTTGTACCAGAAGAAGTAAACATGAGCGATTCCACCGCTAAAATCAAACAGGTTGGTAAATCTGTAAGGATTTATGATAAGGATTCCATTCAGGTCAAAGGTGCTATGAAAGACAGAATGGCAGAGCAGATGGGTGAAGTCATGGCAAAGGACGTTGACAAGAATCTTGTTGATGAAATGGATGCAAATGCAGTCTATAAGGTTCCTACCAGTACAACGGAAAGTATTACAAAGACAGAAATTGAAGCCGCTTTTGATTGCTTTGGTGATGATGTGGATTCTGCAAATTTCGCAGGAATCTTGATTAACCATAGGCTTAGAAGTACATTTACCAACATGGATGAATTTACATCTATTTCCAAGACTTATGCAAAAGATGGTAATGGCGTAATAGAAGATGGGGTTGTAGGTTACTGGTTAGGTGTAATTCCTGTTATTATCTGTGACAACAACACCTATGATGCTACCGCTAAGGAGTGCAAGACATATCTTGTCCGTAAGAACGCATTAGGCGTTATTTGGCAGAAAGAAGTTACTATTGAAGAGGAAAGAGAAGGTAAGCTGCTTGCTACCGATCTTATCGCCAGTGACCTTTACGCTGTTAAACTTATGGATACAAAGGGTTGTGTAGTTCTCCGTAAGACAGTTGCCTAAAGTCTCAAGTGATTTTCTTATCACTTAGATTTTTTCTCATATATGGGAGTGTAATGTGCATATTGCACTCCCTGTCTTTTAAGGCAATTTTTATTAAAGGATGGTGAAATATGTTATCAAGATGTGATTTGCAAGAATATAGACTGATACGGCATTTATCTTTGCGTGATGTTGCCAGATATTGTGATGTGACACATGAACTTATAGGACAAGTAGAACGTGGGGAGGTTGGAGTAACCCAATATAACCATGATGAAATTATCAAAGGAATCAATAGAGCATCACAAGCAATGGTGGATGGTACTTTTGATGCGCTAAAGGAAGAAGAGTATCAGAAGAATAAAGAGGAACGAGAAAAAACAAAAGCTAAAAAAGAGACAAGTTCCAAAACTACAACAGCTAAAAGGACTACAACAAGAAAGTCTGCTAAAGCTGATACAAGCAAGTAAAGGAGGTATCAGTGCTATGGAAACAAGTGTAATCGTGGGTACTTATATGGAGAATGATAGTACCTAGCACGATAATTTTTAATGGAAAAAGGTTTTAACATACATGACAGCTTATTACATGAGAGTTTATTAGAAAAACTTCCTGATTGGTGGAAGAATATAAATAGTGAAGATTATTATTTGGTAATGACGGATGATTGCGATAGTCTTTTTAGTTGCCAGAGATTAAATACTCTTTTTGGATTGCAAATTGGTGGATTTTATAGTTTTGAAAAAGGTTTGTTTGAAAATGATGTTATTACAGATTATGGTTGGAAAACACCTATCTATGTTGATTTATCAATAGGTCGGAATCAATTAACTTTCGACAATCACAGAACATTCATCCCTAATTCTAACAGGGTAAATCCGAATGTGATTTCCAGAGAATATAAGAACAAATATAATTTTAGCACACTTACATTTATTATTGGCTTATATGGTGGCATTGAAAAAATGAATGATTTATTGAGGACTATGCTACTTGCAGTTGATGGTGGCTTTGTTGGTTACTATAAAAATGGCGGTAAATGGAAGGACGTTAATATTTACTGGTTGGATAAGTTAGGTCTTACAGAATATCTATTGCCAATTCTTGAATCGCACAATATGGAATATTTTAAGGATTTTGGAGTGGAACATTGTCTACACGACAAGATTTTTATAAGTGATGATGGATATTTGGAAACTCCTACTTACAAAGTACCAGACTATAAGTTTGAATTAAAACAACCTATTCAGAAAATTTATGTACCAAAATATGAAGCAATGCAGAAGTATAAGAATAAAGAAAAGATTTTAGTTTCGGCAGAAACTTATAAAGACAATTATGTATTAAACATAGCAATATAAAATTTGTGGATGGAAAAGGAGATAATTATAATGACAAGAGAAGAATTTGAGATTTACAAGGCAGAACTTATGGAGCGTTTCTATTGGTGTACTACAATTTCAGAAATGCGTTATTTGACAAGAGAAAAAGGACACAAATTTCTCTTTTGTTGTACCCACTTTAAGACGGATAAGTATTTTTGGGTGTTTGATAGGACGGATGATCTGCTAAAAGATGCAGATGAATTTCATAAGAAAAGACATGAGGAAAAATCTAAGGCGAAAGAAAGTGAAGCTGTTGCCGTTGAATGATCTTAGAACCGATAAAATAGAGGGTTTATTTGGTCACACTCTTTCGGCAGAGCAGATATTGTCATTATATCCATGCGACACAGGAATATTTAAAAAGGAAGATTATAATAGTCCAGATTTAACTATTACATATGATATTCATACGGCGTATAACTTGCGGAGTAAAGATGTTCCTTTTGTTGTATGGGGAAAAGAGTATAAGAATAATCATAGAGCCTTTGTGTTTTGCAAGCCAAGACCAAAGGTGGCTATGTTTTAAGAAAGGATATTGAAAATATTATATGATAAATCAAAAAAGACACATTGGTATTGTATCAGGATGGAACAGAGATAAACAATATGGATTTGTAAATGGCATGAATAACGGAGTAAGTTATTTTTTACATAGATCGAAACTTGACCAAGATGTTTGTAATGGTGCAGTTGTAGAGTTTGAAATTTGGAATGATAAAGAGGATAAGGATAAAGTTTTCGCTGCAAAGGCGATTGTAATTGAAATGCCAGAAAAATATTAAAATCGGTAGTGGTGATGCTAGGAGGAAAATTTTTGAAATATATAAATACGATTAGTTTTGAAATTACAAGGCGATGCAATTTAAATTGTAAATGGTGTAGTAAAGGAGATCCACAAAATTTTGATATTTCAAAAGAAATTATTGATAAGACATTGGATGAAATTCAGTATTATTATATAAATTGTATTCGTATTACTGGTGGAGAACCTTTTTTGAAACCAGAAATAATAGAGTATCTGATAGGTAAAATTATTGAAAAGAAAATCAAAGTAAAAATGTTACATATGATTAGCAATGCGACAATCAAGAATGAAAATATAAAGAATAGTATTATAAAGTTTATTGAATACGGAAATACAATACAAAATGAAAGAAAAATTATTGAAAAATATTTTAGTGATAGAGTTGAACCAGTTTATAAAACGGCTAAAAATAAAGATGTAATAGTTGCATTGGTATTAAGTACATATGAGCATAAAAATGATAAAACTTTTGATGATGTTTTTCGTTTTTATAATGCTATTAAATTAGATGATTTTATGTTAGTCAATCAGAATGATGAAAAAAGAGCAAGTATTGTTATTGAAGGTAGGGCAGAAAAATTATATAAAGACTTTCCAAAAGAAGATTTAAAAGTAATTCGTGTTATTCATAATAAATTTTGTATAATTGATGATTCAGATAAAGAAAATTCATGTATAAAAAAATGTGTGTCTATCGGTGCAAATGGTAAGGTTTATGTTGGTGGTATGTTATCTTATGAGCATATAGATAGAGATTATATGTTTAATATCATGAGTTGTAAAGGTGATTTTTGGAATAGAATTGATAAGTGGTGTTGGAAAAATCCTGTTTATATTGGCGTTAATTCACTTATTGAAATATATAAAAGTTTGATATGGCAAAAAAATAATGGATATAAAAGTATAATAGATAATGAAAAAATCATCCCATCAATAGAAAAAGTAAAAAGCCAAATTGATGTATATGAGGATTTACTCAAACATTTTCATAAAGAACTGCCACATTTAAACCATTGGGAGTTAAATTTATTTGTAGTCGCAGTGTTTCTTATGCAAGCATATTCAGAAGGACAAACAATACAACAGCTTAACCCTTTTATTAATTATACAACAGGCTTATCAGAGGAGGTAATAAATACAATGACACAAGAAGGATGTAAAAATATTTATGATAATCTATCAAGGGAAAATAATAGAAGGGCAGTAGAAACAATAAAAATCCTTTATTAAAAGGTATTTGTAAATTATTGTATATATGATAGGAATGAATAAATTAAAAATAGATAGAATATTTTTTGGAGCCTGTTTTGGTATGCCTTTAGGACTTGTAGGCATGGCAACAGGTTCTTTATTTGCGTTTATTTTTAATAAGGTTATAGGAAGTGATATCAATGGGAAGAAATTCAAAAGAGCAAAAAGAAAAAGCAAGTAATAATGGAGTATGGGGTAAATCCGTGAGTAAGGAGAAGTCGATTTATGCCACACTGAAAGAAATAACAGGTACAGATACAAAGGCATATTACATTATGTATCTCTATTGCCCTGAATATCTGAAAGAAGCAGATAGAATCCCTGTTAAGGATTTTGAGGATTTGAAAAGCAGATATGAGTGTTTTTCTGATTCTATTACAGAAAGTGTTTGTAAAAAATATATTATGGAGCAAGGATGCCAGACCGCTGTTAAATGGTTAATGAAGCGTCTACATCAAGCAAAAGAAATAGAACTGTATAATAAATATTACAAGGACGCTTTGGATGGGAATGTACAAGCATTTAAGGCATGGCAAGAATTTTCAAAGGATTTCTTTAAAGAAGATAAGGAAAATGAATTGACAAAATTATTAAATAAGATTCCAGATAGTGAACTGGAAAATAATGAGGAAGATTACAACTATACCTATGAAGAATAAAATCGCTATATAAGTTGTTATATACCAAATATGACTATTACGGTTTTATTTAAGATATTTTATGCCGCATGATAGGATTGTTTCTATTGTGCGGCTTATTTATTTGTAAAAAGGTGGTGAAAAATGACAAAGGAAGAGAAAATAAGACGCATTGTAAATGATCCCCTGTTATGGATTAAATATTTTTGTATAATTGTTGACAAGGAAGGTCGTAAAGTTCCGTTTGAACCCACTTACCATCAAAAACTATTATCAAAGAATTTTGGAAAATACAATCTTGTGGCAAAATCAAGACAACTTGGGGTAACGAGTTTTGCACTCGCTTACAGTTTATATTTGACACATACAGAACCAGATACAGTATGTATGATTATGAGTTATTCACTTGATACAGTGGATATTGTATTTAAGAAATTAAAAGCTATGTATGATGACCTAAGTACGGCAGTAAAGATAAAGGATGTTGCAAATAACAGGAAAGAACTCATACTTGAAAATAGAAGCAGAATCATATGTTGTGTATGTGGTTCAAAGGATGCCGCAAGAGGAAGTACATTAAGATATGTTCATCTAACGGAAGTGGCATTTATGGATGATGAAAAATTAAAAAATCAGTTAGTTGCTATTGAAGCTGCATTACGTCCTGATGGTCAGATGGTGCTTGAATCAACAAGTAAAGGTATGAATCGTTGGTTTGAAATGTGGATGCAAGCAGTTAATCATGAATCACAGTATAAGCCATTCTTCTTTTCGTGGATAGATGATAAATATTTGTTTGCGAAAGACTATGAGGAAAATTCAGAGATTTATAAAAATCGGAATGGGCGTTATCTTACAGTTGATGTTCTGGATGAGGAGGAATTGGCGTTGTATTATAAAATGAAAGGCGACAAAAATCCGCTTGCCTTAATGAAATTGATGTGGCGAAGGATGAAAATAGCAAATATTGGACTAGAAAAATTCCGTCAGGAATACCCCTCTAATGCAATGGAGAGTTTCATTGTATCTGGGAATAATATCTTTGATTTGCAACTCATACAATCACGTCTTAATTTTGTTGATGATACCCCTAAACTTGAATTACCGAATAAATTACCCCCTATTTTTAGAAAATGGAAGAACAGTATCACAATATGGAAATATCCACAAGTAGGCAGAAAATATTATGGTGGTGTTGATACTGGCGAAGGAATTGGTAGTGACAATAGCGTTATTTCTATTGTGGATTCAGATGGATTCCAATGTTTTGAGTTTGCAAATAATAAAATCAAGCCTTATGAATTTGCGGAACTTGTTAGAGCAGTAGGGAAGTATTACAATACTTGCTTGCTTGTAATAGAAAAACTATCCGCAGGTCATACGGTTGTAGATAAATTATATGATTCCAATAATAGATACATAAATTTGTACAAGTATAAATCTTATGACGCTAAAGGCAAAATGAGAAAGAAGCCTGGATTTGAAACAAGTCTCAAAAGTAGACCTATTATCATAAACAGATTTGTTGAACTGTTTGAAAAAGGAGAAGTTTGTATAAATTCAAAAGGCTTGCTTAATGAAATGAAATCATTCCAAGTTGATAATAATGGTAAGGTTCAGGCGGTAGTAGGAGCAAAAGACGATAGAGTTTTGGCGTTCTGTATGGCGTTAGAAGGGATTGCAAGTGGATTATATTACATATAGTCCACTGAAAAACGCATACAGAGCGATTTTTAGTTAAAAGAAAAAATGAAAGTAGAAATATAAGATAGAAGGGCGGTGATAAGTATATTCAAAGCATACAAATATCGGATTTATCCCAATAAGCAACAGGAAGAACAGGTTCAGAAAACATTTGGATGTTGTAGATTTGTGCATAATCATCTTTTAGCATATAAAATTGATAAATATAAGAATGAAAACATTTCTTTGAGTAAAATAGATTGCAATAATTACTGTAATCAGATTTTGAAGAAAAAGTATGAATGGTTGAAAGATGTTGATAAATGGTCTTTGACAAATGCAATTTATAATATGGATAACGCATATCAAAATTTTTCAAGGAACATACTGGGTACCCCAAATTTAAAGGTAAAAAAGACAATAAAAAGTCTTATACTACTACGTTTAATAATAACAATATAATGGTTGCTTTTGAAAAAGGTAAGATTAAACTTCCTAAACTTAAATGGGTAAAAGCAAAAGTGCATCGTAAATTTGAAGGCAAGATAAAATCTGCCACTATTTCACAATTTCCAAGCGGAAAATATTTTGTGTCTATTCTTGTAGAGACAGAACATACTCCTATGGAATCTACTGGTTGTATGGTTGGTATTGATTTAGGCATAAAGGATTTACTTATCACTTCTGATGGAGAAAAATTTGATAATCCTAAAACTTTATATAAATATGAGAAGCAATTAGCAAAATTACAAAGGCAACTTGCTCATAAACAAAATGGAAGCAATAATTACTGTAAGCAAAGAAAGAAAATTGCAAAGTTACATGAAAAAATATCTAATGTTAGAAAAGATAATTTACATAAGATTTCAAATAAACTTATTAGCGAAAACCAAGTTATAGTTTCTGAAAATCTCAAAGTATCTAATATGGTAAAAAATCATAATCTTGCAAAATCTATTTCTGATTGTTCATGGTATGAATTGACAAGGCAATTACAGTACAAAGCAGACTGGAATCATAGAATATATTAAAATTGATACTTATTTTGCAAGTAGTCAAATATGTAATGTTTGTGGATATGTAAATAAAGAAACAAAAAATCTTTCTGTAAGAAAATGGGTATGCCCTAAATGTGGCTCAACCCATGATAGAGATATTAACGTTGCTATCAATATCCTTACTGAAGGATTGCGACTATTAGATGTGGCTTAAATATACTTAGTAGGGTAGGAATTACCCGAATTTACGCCTGTGGAGATAGTAGGTTACGAGGTCTGTGAAGCAGGAAACTAATTATTTCGATAATTGAGTAATTCACCACGCAGAATATAAAAATTTGAATTTTTACAGAAAGGATGAATGCAATGAACGAAACAAAGCTAATGATTGAAACAAAACATAACCCCATAACAAGAGTTGGGGATTATATAAAAGGTTTATTCAAAAATTCGGCTGTAGGAAAGACAGCGGAAGGAGGAAGAATGTTAAGCGGTTATTGGTTTGAATCTGAAATTAAGAAAAATAAATATACTGATAGAATTTCCCGTATCAATATGATTGATGAATATTTGCGGAGGGAACATAAGGTATTGTCTCGCCCCAATTTTGAGTTTAAGGAAAAGACATTTGAAACGGCAAAAATTATATTGCAGACTTTGAAAAGTATTATTAAATTCCATGTATCATATATTTGCGGAAATCCTGTTTCCCTCACTGGTGACAAGGAATTTGTTTCATATCTGAATCAGATATATAAGAAAGGTAACTATACTAAAGTAGATTTGGCAGTTACCAAAGATTTGATTACATATGGT